GCAAGGTTAGCGCCGGTTACTTCAACAGGCGCGCGTACGTCAGCCACGGCGGCGTCGGCTTCGGCAGCTCGCTTGGCGGCTGCTTCCTTCATTCCGGCTTCCGTGGTGTCTCGGCCGGACTTGTTCAAAGACTCGTCAACAACGGCATCTGCCTGCTGCTGGAAACCCTTCTGTCGTAGGCTTTCGGCAAGCCGCGCGCCTTCCATAGCCTTGGAGGCACGTCGCGCGCCGGCGGCCTGCGCGGCAGATCCTGCGGCGGTAAGGGCAAGGGCGAATGCGACAGGGGTACACATCGTTTATCGGGAGGGAGGGATGACGACTTCCTGGTAGGTTCCAGGCTTGATGCCGAGAATCTCACCGACCGTGGGCGTACGCTGGATAGGTTGCGCCATCGGGATGGGAGCAATCTTCTGCACCGGAGCATTAGGCATCTGGCTGATTTCGCTACGCATCATATGCACAGGCTGATTAGCCTCGGCGACGGCATCGGCGATGCTCTGACCGGGACGTCGAGGAAGGACGCCGTACTGACCGCCGTTAGCGGCTGCGTCTTCGGGACGGATGCCGGCATCAAGCGCGCGCTGTTCGGCGACGAACTGGGCAAGCTGTTGGACTTGAGGAGTACACATAAAATTATTTAACGACGCGGTTCTTTGAAGATTTGATACCGACGAGACTCTTGAATGGATCTAGACCAGGACCGCCAGAGTAGTATCCTGCGTTCTGGGCAGCGGAGAGCATGCCGGTCGTGTTGGCGAACAGGTTGGCGACAGGGTTGAAAGCCTGCTGTTGCTCAAGGATGCCTGCGGATCGCAGGGCATTCTGGGCGGCCAGTTCCGGGTCTGCTGTCATATTGACCTGCGAGATGAGGGCGTTACGCTGGTCTTCGACGGACTGGCGAGCCTTGGTGGCTTCGGTCGTCGCTCCTTCTGCAAGTTGCTGTCGGGCGAGGGCGTTATCACGCATCAGCACACCACCCTGTCGGGCTGCTTCGCTGGACTGACCAAGGCCGGTGCGGGCGAGCGAGAAAGCCAACTGATCGCTCACCTGCTTGTACTGGTCGTTGACCTGCGGGGTGGCAAAGTTCTTGTAAGCCTGTCCGCGCTGCTTGAAGAAGCTGTCGTCGAACTGGTTGAAACGCTCGTTGATGTTGCCGACGCCCTGCTTGATACGCGCCTGGCGAGCCTGTTCGTCGGCGCGAGCCTGGGCTGCGCCACCATCGCCGCCTCCTCCTCCGAAACACATGTTATCGGACAGACCCTCCCATGTTCAGCTCTTGCTTCATATTTCAGTTAGATTGTGTGCCTGCCGGCGGCTTTGTCCAGCAATACAGGTAGAACGCCTCTCCGGACTTGCCGTAATTGGATACTTCACACTCCTTGACCGCGCCGAGAAGCTCCAGCCATCGGTGGGCGACGTCGTGGGTGGCGATGCTCCGGCACTCCAGGCGATGCCACCCGATTTCGTCTAGGACTGGAAAGAAAACCTTCCTGGCGAACCGATGCACGGACAGGGATATCTCGTCGAACCTGTCGGTTGCGAACATCCAGATCGACATGACGCCGTTCCACATGGGCATGGCACCGCACGCGACTACAGGTTCGCCGTCGTCGGCATGTAGGATATATCCGCCGCCGTTCATCCGTAGGATCGAATTGCCGAATTCCCAAGGATCGTCGGTCCATTGGGTGGCGTAAATCTCCGCCTTGTCCTTCGCCCTCATGTTATGGACGATGTACTGTACCGCTTCCGGATACAGTTCAGTCGCTCTCATTGAAGTCGAAGTGGGCGATAAGGTTGGCAAGTCGGGCGTAGCCGGCAGAGTCGCATGTCAGACGTACGCCGACGTGCGTTCCCATGCCGCTGGCCTGGATGCGTCCAAGGGTGAAGGTGGGCTGGCTGACGGTAGCCACAAGGTCGCGGGCTTCCGGGCTTACAGGATCCATGCCGATTTCGACAGCCCACTCGCCTTCACAGGTCATGTCCAGACCCATGAGGGTCTTCATGTGGGCAGGCTTGCTGCCGTCAAGGTAGGGCAGGACAACTTCCACAGGGGATGAGTCGTACAGACCGCCGGCTACGCCTCCGTAGACGTAGACGAACTGGCCTTCCTTGGCGTACACCTTGCCGTCCTTGGTCGTGAATTCCGTGAAGGAATGACCAGGTTCGTAGGTGGACCAGGCTGACACCTGGCTGCTGGGGAAGTAGGAGTAGACGTAGATCTTGTTGCCGATAGCCAGCCAGTAGCGTCCGTCGATAGGTTCGATGACGGCAGGGCATTTGACCTTCTGCTCGTCCGTCAGACCAGCGATGTCGGCCAGGACAAGTCCGTCGATGGGCGTACCGACGTCATTGACGACGGCAGAATTGGAGCTGTCGCGCGCGCGGATGGAGCGTACGCCAGAGTCGGAAAGGTAGAAGACGTCCAGGTCGCCTACCGAGATGACGCTCTTCTGTCCGAAAGCCCCGGTGTTTGAAAGCACCTGGCCTTGGCGGTTGTTGGCAGGATCGGTGTCGATGCTCCAAAGCTGAACCGCTCGGCGCGAGAATGAAGCCACGTTGCCTTGATACAGGGCGATGGCCGTCAGCACCTCGTTGCCGCCGGAGTTGTTGGACATGTTGATGAAGCCTGCGCCGACTCCGTCCTGTCCCCACTTGGTCGGCTGATTGACGCCGGAGAAGAACAGGCTAGATCCAGACCCAAGGTGAGCCTTGGTCTTGTAGGTCAAGGCCGCGACAGGCTTTGAATTGGTTACGCGGGTCGCACCCCAGTAGATGGGGTTAGCAGGGTCGAGTGCCTTGGTGGCGATCAGCGTTACGTTCTTGTCCGGGTAGAACGTGCCGCCTCCGATGGAGTAGCGGACGACCTTCTGCTGGCCGGCCTGGTAATCCACTCCACCGCCCATCGAGATGACGCTGCCGATGACGACGTTACCGACCGTTTCTACGGTGAGCGTCTTTCCGTTGAACGTGCTTCCGGTTCCAGGCAAAGCCGTGATGATTACGCGACCGTTTGAAAGGGTTGCGGTGATTTCCGGTACGGACGTGAAGGTGTTGATCTGGGTTACCACGTCTTGCATGAACTTGCTATGCGAGACGTTCCAGTCCTTCTGCTTTCCGAGGATTTCGACTCCGTCCAACTTGACGGAAGTGATGGCATTGGTAGAACCACCGCTCAAAGTACCCATCGTAGCGATGTACTTCGTATTGTCGTATGGGCTTTGCGAGATGGTAGCAGGGTCAATCAACTGATGGATGTCGTAGACCTGGTGAGGATTGCCATCGAATTCAATCTGGACGAGATAACCATTGGCGTTGATGCCCTTTTCAGCCGGAGCATAAAGGTACATCGAATTCGTGTCATTACCTGTGTTTTCGTCGCGTCGATACGAAAGTGCGGAGTATCCGTGGGAAAGCCCGGCAGAGGTATTCTCGTTGATGACCCTTGCGATGTTATACAGCAACGATCCCCAGTTCGACCCGGTGGTATAGTCCGGGTTGTAGGTGTTGTACTTAAGTCCAATCGTACCGCCCCATCCGAGAAGATCCAGACCATCGGTAGCCGTCGGGGAAGACGCGCCTACTCGGATGCTGCGGATGCCAGGGCAGTTAGCAGCGGCCATGTTGCGTCCGTCCTTCCAAAGCAACGCCGGCTGGGCGTAACCTCCGGTGACGGCGAAAGAACCATAGGCAGGTACTTCGGCCTTCGGTTCTTTGTATTCCTGCAACACCGTGGTGACGACAGGGACTAGAGGGTCGGTGGATGAAGAGGGCGTGAAGTCAACGCCGACCGGAGCAGTCACATCGACGTATCCGGCGGCAGGGTAGACTCCGTTTGAACTAGTAGCAGACCATCCGGTGGTAGACGCTCCAAACGTATTACCATTGATCTGCCACATGATCGTGGCTGCGAAAGCGTCCCAAGGATTACTCCATGAAGTCATCCAGTTTCTGGTCGTTCCGACATAGAAATCTGCGATGAATTCACCATCAAGGTATGGGATGACGTCTCCGTTATTCCACTTCGTGATGATGAAGGTCTTGCCTCCGTACAACGTGCTGTAAGGTACGTCTACAAGTTGAGGATACGGACCGGTGCTGAATCCAAGTGAAACGCTGGGATGCTTGAGATAACGGACGTAGATTCCGGTAGTGCCAATCTGAAGTTCGATACCTTCCGTGGGATGCTCCCATCCGTCCGTGAACGTGTAGATCTTGTCTGCCGTAGCCTGCAATCCGTGGAACGGCCTGGTGAAGACGTTGGTGTTGTAGCTTCCGTTCACCAACTCGAAAGCCTTACGCTTTTCGATTTCACCGCCACGCGACAGGTGTGCGTTGACCAGCTTCTGGAGCGTACCAGGCTTCGCCGTCAGCGGATGCCGGCGCGTGTCGAGGCCGGCTGAAAAGTTCTCGACGACGATATATGCCATAAATTACACCCGGTCGCTGGGGAGGATCCGTGCGCCGTTAAGGAAGCTTTGACCTTCAACAGGCATACCGCCGCCCATCACGAAGACATCATTCTTGATGCCGCTGCCCTTGAGCTTGGTGAACAGTTCGTTGGCCGCACTCATCTTGCCCTGGGCGTCGTCTGACTTCGCGCGGGCGAGCATCTCGGCAGCGGCGAACAGCACGATCAGATTGTCGTCAAGCATCGCAACGTCGGAGTCGTTGACCATCTTTGGCAGCTTCTTGATGGCTTTGAATCGGACGACGCACTCGTTACTGGAAGGGGTAGGCCAGACTTCAAACTGGTTACCCTCGTAGTGACGCCACCGGGTGGGCGGGTCTTCTTTGTCGCCATCGGCGATATCCGAAGAGTTGTACTGCTCCGTGCCGATGCCGTAGTCCAGCTTGCGCCAACTGTCCGAGTACTTGACGTGGGCTTCCGTGATCCTACCGAAGTCGATCTCTGGGTCGAAACCGTAGTACCGAGAGCCGTTTACCATTTGCTCGTCTCGCTCGATATACGCGAACGGCCAGTCGAACTTTTCCCACAGCCAGGATTGGGTGCGATTAAGGATCTGCTTCAACGCCGGCAGGGAGTTGACCCCCATCGCCACGTTGGTCGAAGCACCGATCTCTGCCCGCAGGGCATCGACCAGCGCGGAGAGCTGGGTGCCGCGAGCCATCGGTTACTTCTTCTTGGGGTTTTCTTCCGGAACTTCGACGCCGATTTCGGCGAGGGCGGTCGGAAGCTTGGAGGTGACTCCAGGGAACAGTCGGGAGAGAATCTCTTCGCCGTAGAAACGACCAAGGCGATCACGCTCAACAGCCTGTTCGACAGGCGAGGTGCGGGACTTCTTGATGTTCACGACAGCATCGTGGCCGTGGAGGGCTTTGATGACGGCGATTTCGGGGGCGGAGACTTCCTTGATAACGGTGTTCTCAAGGGAGCCGGCGAGTCGGACTTCTACGTTGGCGTATTCCATCCATACATCGTGCCACGGCTTGCCATTGTTGCAAGCAAAAGGGGGTGGCTACTTGCGTAACCACCCCCTGGGGGAGTCTATCGATTACCGATTAGGCGACTTCGTACACGGCAGAGCCGGTGAAGTGCTTACCAGTCAGACCACCGGTCCAGGTCATGGCGCGGTACAGGACGTACTGGTCATGCGGACGAGCCGGGTTGTGCTGCTTCTTGTCTTCACCGTCCATCACCATGAGGTTGATGTTGTTGGTGTCGATGAAGTAGGCGCGGTTCGTGTAGCCCAGGTCGTCGAGGGTCGGGTCGTAGAGGAACTCGCCGATACCCTGCATCGTGATGCCGGACAGACCGATGTCGGTGTTGCCCTTCGCGAAGCCGGACTGGGTGTAGGTACCCTTGCTGGTGATTTCGAGGTCGAGCTTCTCAAGGAAGCCAGAGCCGCAAAGGACCAGGGAGGGCTTGCCACCG